CAAAAGAGTTGTCCACTATTTGACTAGGACTCCATGTTAAAGTTTTGATTAAAACAGGTCTGCTTAAAAATTCACCTAAACTTACTTCCTTATCTTGTATTCTAGATTCAGGAATGCTTCCTCCTATATTCAAGTTAGATGAGTCATGGACTTCAACGAAGTCTAATATTTTTTGTGTGTCTGATTCTACACCAGACTGTATAATTATTTGCGCCCTATCCGGGACGACTTCCAGTTTAACGACCGACTGGATTTGGTCTTCATTTTCTATTCCTAAAGTGTTTTGGGTCCATTCGAACCAATTTTTTGGGTTTACTATAAGAGATAAAAATCGCCTAAAAGAAAGTTGTATACCCGTGTACTTTCTCTCGGTAACCAAATTTTCATCAATAAATGCTTTCCTCCAAAGTTCTATTTGTTCCTCGTAACTTAATTCAATAGCGAGACTAAACCTCAACAAATCATGTTTTTGTAAAATTCTCTGCAATTTAGCGCGAGACATTTCATAGTATTGTTTACCATAAAATTTTACTTCAAACAAGAAATTATCTACACATTGTCCAGTCAATGCTTCCATACTTATTGCCTTTGTAGGAACGTGACACAATAAGCATTTGAAAGCACTCTTAAGTTCGAGAGGAGCTGTAAAAACCCCTAATTTTTTATCAAAATATATTTTCCGTTTTAGAAATTCAACCTGTTCTAATTTATAATATTTTATATTTGATGTAAGGCCTTTATTTAAATCGGAGCCTTGAATGCCGATCTCATCCCACGCTTGTAATATAGAAGCCACATTAAGCTGAGAATATCCTTTTTTAACATTGGCTAAAGAATCATCACCAAAAGTTAAAAGCAATACTACCATATAAAATAATATATTAGTTTCAGGACATATATGATAATAAGCCATCCTGAAATTCAAACTATTAATTATGCATCCCAATAAAGAAGTAACACTTGTTCCGGATGGTATAAGCCCATGAATAATAACTAAGTCTCCGTTCATGTTCACGGTAGTATAACATAGCATATGTTTTAGACATCGTATGACAATTCTTTCTACATCAGTTAAATTGCCATATGTTTCTATCGGATAAAACATTACGTCGACTGCAGCACTCATTATTCTAAACATAGTAGTAAGATCAAAATTTCGAAGATCACACGCTACAAACTGACCATCAGGATTAAAACTCATTAGCCTAGTTGACATTTTATGCCAATCTGTTCCATGTGGATTTATTCCCACGCAAGCTTCAGTAAATTCGGAATTCAAAAAGAAAAACCTACAAGTAGACAATAAGTACGTTCTAAGGATCATTTGAGTTATAATGCTACACATGTAAAAAGATCTAACTTTACCTATTTCAATCTTTTCAATAGCTGTAGCTTCATTTTTGAGCATTTGAACATACATATCACTCACAATTTCACCATTTCGTAATTTAGAGTGAGTTTGGTGATAAGCTTCCATGACATCCTGATCCAAAATCCAAACACCGTCTTTTTGTGTAGCGTAACGATTCTTAGGACCTGGTTTATAAATACCAAAAGCAGCACTCATTCAGACCACCTTCAAACTTCTTTCCATTAACTCCATTAACAGCTTCAAATTCATTAAGCAATCGTAATTCTTTCTTCCAAAAATTTTTATTCTTTTCTAGAGGAATAGTTATTGTACTTATATAATCTCTTTTTGCTTTTTCTAAACAAGTAAATGAATTAAATATCCTCCTACTAGATAGTGTATTTACAATTCGCTTAACTCCATATCTTTTGTCACCTCCAAAATTAAAAGGAGCAGCTCCAAATTTATATGGTATTTTAAAATCTTCTGTTACA